CCAATAGGTGCATTTGCTGGTACTTCTAACCATGTACCTGAAGTAACCATTCCTGATGCTGCAGCTGGAACCGTTTTTGCATCTTCAGCATTATATTTATATGAAACATTCCCGCCGCCATTAGCAGGAACAATAAGTCCTTTAATAGCTTTGCTAACACCATAGTATGAATCATCTGAATTAATTACTACTGGATTTCCATCTGCTCCAATTGCACCTGTATTCAGATTTTCATTAATATAAGGTAATAGACAAGATACGATTCTTCCCTTTGGAATAACTACGTAGTCTTGTGTGTTGACATCTTGGAAAGATGTTCCTAAACTTTTATGAGGGACTAAAGGAAATGCCGGTGCAATACCGTCAGACATACTAATGTTAGGACGTCCGTCTGATAATTTATACTTATCCGGATTTGCTTTTAGCTTTCTATTTCTTTGAGTACCAGGCTGGAAATTTAACTTATGAGCCATGATTTATTCTCCTAATTTATTATTATTATTATTATTATTAATTAAAGTACTTAGTTAAAACCTTTTGAGTATCACTCTTAGGTTTATCTTCTTTACTATCATCTTTGGGATTATCTTCGGAAATAGTTTCCTTTTCTAAAGACTCAGTAGGATTACTAGAAAAAGTTTCTTTCATTCTTTTATCGAGAGAAACATGTAGCTCTTTTAGCTCTTCTTCCGATTTATCCTTTAAACTGATTTTGTATGCCTTAGATGATCCTTCAATATCTTCTTGGTTAATTTCAGATACTTTTAAAGCAAGTGAATAATTCATAATAGTACTTACTAGTGAATCTTCAACTTTCTCATCTGTATCCTCTTTTTCACCATCATCGTCTTTTAGATCTGTTTCTTTTTCTTCTTCTTTTTCTTTTTCTTCTAAAGCTTTAGTGAGTGATTCAGAAACTAAAGACTCAATATAGTCTTTCATTCCTTCTACATTCAGAACTGAGGCTATGTCTTGTTGTTCTTCTTCTTCATTAACTTCCTCAATAACTTCTTCTTTAGAATCCATAAGAAGCTTTATAGAACTTTTAAACTTGTCTTTAACCTCATCAGACACATCAGATGCATCTATAACAAGATTAATACGATCAAGTTTACCTGAAGAAGCATCTTCGATAACTTCTTGTAATTGTTCTAATTCTTTTTCGTTTAACTTCATATTGGTCAATCTCCTTAAGTTATGTCAATCCTATCTAACTACACTTAATTATAGCATCAAGTATCTTTTTTACTTGTACTTGCTCTGAGGCATTTTCTAGTTCATAATATTTAGATAACATTTGTTGAAGGTATTCTGTTATACCGTCTTCCAAGTTACCCTCTTCAATTTTATGTTTTATATCCTTTACTGAAGCAAAAAGACTAGACACGTCTTCTACTTCTGACTCAGGCCACTCTATTAAAGAATGGGAATGTACGTCTTCTGAATCTCGTTTTGCATCTTCAATTACTTTTCCATTAACTACAGAATGTGAATGACCGTCTACAAAACTAGACCAACCATTTCCGGCTTCATTTAAATAAATAGAATGTCTATGTCCGTCTTCTTTGTCAAGTAATTTTTTATCTATTCCTATCGAAACTTTATCAACTGTTATTTTATGATTATGAGTTTTACCAGTGTTCTCTATAACTCCAGTTTTAATACTATTGTCAACTACGGCATGTGAATGCCCAAGTATATAATCAGTATATCCGTTTCCTAACTCATCTTCATAATAAACTGCATGATGATGTGGAAAATTATGACCACCCTTAGTACTAGAAGTAAGTTTAATATCCTCTGCTATCCAAGAAGGAGTTGTTTCCTTCATAGCCTTATCTAAGTATTCTTCAGCTTCTTTGACTTCACATTTACAATCTTCACATTTACAATCTTCACATTTACAATCTTCTGTTGTATCTTTAATTTTTTCATCAGAGTTATCTGTAACTTTGTCTTCTTTATTAAAAACTAATCCATTGTTATCTATATACTTCTGCTTACTTTTCTTAACAGAATCCCATAGCTCTTTATTAGCAACTTGATTTTCATCAAACTCTATTGTATCTATGTAGCTGACTTCATTGTCAGCGAATATATAAGCATTGGACTTATTTATATGTAGGTTATCAATTTTAGATAAGTCTATTTCTTCTTCTCCGTCAACCATAGCTATATTTGTAATCTGAGCAGCAGTATTTCCATCATTATCAGCAGGAGTATTTACAATAGATACTTCTTTATAATCTATTGCTCCAACCTTCCAAAAACACATTTTCATAACACCATCATCATCTTCATACACTCTGCCTCTACTATGTCCACAAAAATCATCTCTATTTAGATCTACTCCACACACAGAACATAAAGTAAAGTTAAATTTACCTGATGCATCCTTCATAGGTACACCGCTAGTAGATACGGTTAGATATCTACCATCCATAATTTTTTCAATCGCTGATTTATCTGTGACCTTTACATCTAGTTGTGTGAAACCTTTACCATCCCCTGTATCGATAAAACGAGCCTGTACTACTCTTCCGAGGGGCTCGCTTTCCATATCGTGATTCTTTAATAAAGGTCTAGGGTAAGGCTTAGTCCATACGTCTTTTTTTACAGCGTATTTCATTGCTTCACTATCATAGTAAAAACAGTTTCTATTCTTATATCCTGAATGTGTTGCATCGATAGTTATAACTAAAGACTCCGGGGTATCACTATCACTTAAAGTTTTACTCTCTAAGCTGGTTGAAATGCTTGAAGTATCTTCAAAAGGATGTAATATTTTACTCATAAGTTTCCTTTGGTAACAGATCTGGAAATTGATCAGAACTGATAGTTAAATTTTTGCAACGGGGACACTTGATTTCTGTACTACTTCCTGGTATAATTTTACCAAGTAGTTTATTACAGACAGTAGGCACTCCCCATCTTTCCGATTTCTTCACGTCTACATGTTGACATCTTAGTTCTACTAAATTTGTAGGTACACAATTAGATCTAATACTTACATTAGGGCATCCTCTCCTTTGGCACTTTATCTCAATAGCATATGGATTCTCTAAATCCTCGTACTTACAGAGTAAAGCTCCACAGGGATCAGGACATCTAAATTCTAAATTTAAATCTTTATTCATTGACAATCATACTTTCCATTGATGAAAAGACACTACCGATAGCAGTAAGAGAATCTATACTATTATCCGATAAGTAACTGTTCAGTAATACTTCAAGAATAGTTATGTCATACGGACCTATTTTAGAACCCTTAATAGTTTCTATTATTTTATTAGGGTTTTCAGATTTATTTAAACAATCATTCCAGATCTCTAAATACTCATCCTTACTAATTTTTGGTTTTGCTAACTGTTTACCATGTTGATTTGCTGGAGAAGTTGTGTTACTTACTTGGTTAGCAGAGGCTTCTGCTGCCGCATCTGCTTGTGCTTTAGCTAATGGAATCTGAACTGTATTTATATACATACCTTCTTTATCTGTAAGAACATCTCTACCGAATTCTTTTCTCAACTCATCCTCTGTTATTGCGTTTGATATGTATTGATTTAAGTGATGAGCCTCTCTACTAATTTTTTCTTGAAGATCTACCTCAGGTATAGAAAGATGCACCATATTTTCCTCTGTTAGTGTACTTTCATCGTATCCAGTTTCATAAAGAAGTTCTCTTATAATATGAAACTCTAAAGAATACTTAAGTATTCTTTGAAATTTAGCACTGGTGCTTTGCATCTCAGAGGACATAACCTGCGCAGTAGCCCTGTTAGAAGTTCCACTTTTTCCCATAGCAACATCTGACATTCCCAAACCTGCTAAAACTCTTTCTCTAAAATATGATATAGTGGAGTTAAGTATATTATTAGCACTAGTTGCTTTTGCAATCTCTTCAATAACTACTCTATCGTCTGTAACAATTACACCATCTCCGCTAGCACTTCGTATAGTACTGGCTAAATCATCTACTTGAGCCTGTGTACCTGGGATCTCTTTGCTACCAACCTTCCCGTGTAATTTAGGTATAGCTACTTTAATAGATTCAATCAAAGCAAGCTCCTCTAACTCTCTCAAGGCTTCCATGTCAGCCAGAACAGGTATAGACATTGGCATTGAAAAGAAATATTTACTACAAGAAGCACTTCTGTCGCTCATATGAATAACATTATAAGAAGGCCATGTATTTGCTGTTGATGTTGAATTTGATTGTTGGACTTCTCTTAAACGATTATATCCTTGTGGCTGCTCAGAATATAATGACTGTTTCCATTTATTAACATTACCATACTTGTCTTTATCTACTTCAACAGAAGTTGGATCCATAACCTCATAACCTGCAACAGGTATTCTAGTATTTCCATCAAAAGTAACCCTACTTTTTCCACCTGATGCTTTTCTATTTCTCTTTTTAACAATAA